CCCAGGCTTAGGCCTTATTCTTGCATCCGTGCCATAATTCCTGTATGGCAGCAGTCCGGGTACGCTTTAAACACCTCTCCTTTTGGGAGTAAAGCAGAGATCCCAAGGTTTTACCTTGTAGAATATGAAAGGTGTAGACGCTTACTAGTAAAGGTAAGCCTCCCCATCATATCCTCCTACAATGGATCGAACCTCTGAATGAGTTTTTGAGATATTCATCTCTAATCTCTTCAGAGACGATGCATAGTTACTCACTGATTTTCGATCATACCAATTAATGGAATTTCCATTAATGGTAGGGTCTAATCGGAAGAGGTAGACTATGTCAGACCAGTTACCTTCTCGGGTCTTGAAAAGATCCGATTGGTAAGTCTCTATGCTCTCTTTCGTAAGCACAAAAGAGGTGGCATAAAGCCAGAACCCTGGCGCTAACAAGGAAGTCCAGACCTCTATCAGTCTGTTGGGCCAAAGTGTTTGAGCCGAGACCTTCCACCAATTAAGGTAGAACATCTCTTCATTAGCTCTAATTCTTTGGACAGCCTTACGACTATCATCTATAAGGAGTTGCAAAATTCCATTATAGTATGAATATCGTATAAGGTGTGGTTCTCGCATATTCAAACTTGTAGAACACCAAGTCAACATTTTCATGTCCACTTGGCTACCAGATTGAAGAGAACCGCTCACACCAAAGGCAGCCCAAATACCTAATTCGGCCCTTGACCGCATAAAAGCGGGTAAGGTCCGAATTAAAGATAGAACAGTACTAGAAATAGGCGCGTAACCTTTCGTAACAGCCTCTGTAATTAACGCACCAATGGTTATTGGTTTTCTCATACAAGCCAGGATAAGTCCTGGACCTATAGGAGAATAATCAATACCGCTAGATGTTTTCCATCGTTTTGCAAACTCAACCATATCAGATGATATGATTGTTTTTGTAAGATTGATAGAGACACCAAGAAGCTCCATCAGTTTAAGGTATTCAGATGCGACATTGTCATCATTAATGACGATATCATCACCTAATACTGCGTAGTTAAGGAAGCTAGATAAACCAACTCGTTGAGCTGCAACTTGAACTATCACATGATGTGTTAGCGCAAGCATAGCCCAAGATGAGTAGGCCCCCATGGGTTGACCGACAGAATATTTAATATATTCCGAACGATAGAACCAAGGGAACGAAAGCATAGATCTCCAGATGCTACCATTAACGCCAAGTGCGTTAAGGATATCAACTTGAAGATCAATCGGCAATCTATCCGTCGCTGCTGTTAAATCAAAACTGTAGAACTTATGACCGGATTTCGGCCGTGATAATAAATTATCTAACGGACGAGTCTGATCAAAAGTCCCATCAGTAGGTATTCTTCGTAAACTATCAAAGATAGAATTATGAAGAGGTTTAAGACCAAGTTGGATCCACCAGTTTGTTATTGCAACAATTCTGGCTTTTCCTGCTTGATCATAAACAACAGATAGGCGACCAAGATGGAGCGGTTTAATCAACCGTAATCCTAAAAGTAATAAATATACAGGACCTGCCCATAGTATAATAGCTATGAATTGGATCAAATAACCATATGACTTAGTTAATAATGCTAAGTATATGAAACTTATGAGCTGTTTAGGGTAATGGATAAATGCCAAGGCATCTATACCACTTCCCCAAGTAGCCACATGAGAGTTTGGTCCAGCAGATTCTGATATGAACCCTTTGAAAGGTCCAACCGATGCTCGAGTTCTCAAGCTTTTCAGCGCTTTAACAATACCTTCCTTAGGAAGGGTATTGGCTAAACCAGAAAAGGGATTTATAATAGTCCCTAAATCTGGTTTAACAGGCGTTGGAAAGACTCTAAAACACGAAATCAGAGTCATAACGGCTCTTACCACATTAACATTATCCTTAGGTTCTCTTAAGAGAATTCTAAGGGATAAAGGTATTATGGTAGGAAAACCGAAGTGATCTCTCGAAACTCTAGGAGTGTTATTAATAAAACTCTTAGGTTCCGGAGATCCCGAAATGGCTCGAATCGTTAATCGTAAAGATTCTTTTAGATATTGGAAAGTCATCCAAAATCCATTAGATTTTACTAATTGAACAATTCGTTCATTAAGGAGAATCAGGGCAGACTTAAATTGGCTAGTTTGCGATACCCAGATGACTAATCTATGAAAGAGTGATAACTCCAACAGAGTTATCCACGCTTTCTTTTGATAGGTCTTAGATCGTCGCATGTTTAATATAGAAGTGAAAATAGTAGCTTATATGTTAGATAAAGACGATCTTCCTGTGTGTTTTCAATGTTTGTCAATGACACGAGGTGCTAGCACATGTCAAGGGAATTACCTGCGACAGTAAATCCACCTACTAACTGAACAATCTTTCTGAGATTGACCACAGAATCCTTATATTATAAGGAATAGCTGAACGGACAACTCAGGATCAGTGAGCTGCTTGCTAGATCTCTTCCGAAGGAAGACGAAGGCGCCGTTGGGGTTAACAGCAAGGTATGTTACCACGACGTTACCGCCGGGGCTAGTACTAAGACCCTTTTCA